GTCTTGGCTTTGACGGCGGCACGATACTCGTCGTTATCTAAAAACTCTTTAGCGGCTTCCTTATACTTCCCACCGCGAATATATTCCATTGTCTTAGGAGAACCGGAAAGTCCACCACGATAGACTGAAGAGATCACTTCGCTCTGTAGATCTGGTGACAGATCAAACAACTTATCTCCGAGAAGTTTTGGTGAAGCGGCTAAGTTTGCTTTTTCTCTGACACTACCCATCAACAGTTTCTGTCCCAGATCCCGATTGATCTTCTTCTGGTAGTAAGGTGATGCTTTGTAAGCGGCATCGCTACCATCCCCGATCAGGTTTCCATACCCGATGGTCCATTTCCCATAAACATCTTTGTAAGCGGAAGGGCGAAACCCCTCATGCTGTGCAATAAGGGAAGCAGCCTTCTTTAAATCGATAGGCTTCTTCTTTGGTTTTAGTAAGAACTCGCTCATTACCACTTTTCTTTGTTTGCCCAGTAAGCAGCAGAGCAGGGGCCTTTTGCGATGTTTTTCCTATGGCGGCTTTTGAAGGCGGCACGCTGCTTGGCATTTTGATTTGTTTTCGCCCCCTGCTCACCGAAGCGGATTAGCTTAGGTTTACCCTTACACATAGCAACCACCACATGAGACTTAGTCTTATGGTTCGGTGTCCGTTTAGGTTTATTGACTCCAGACACCCCCGCCTGTTTAAGCAGACGTTTGCGTAAGCTATCGTTAGAGGCCATAGCGAAGTTTACCAGCGGCCTCTAGCGATAGCAATAACAGATTCCCTGTAGCGTTTGCAAAAAGTTACTTTAAAAGTTTCTTATAAAATAGTATAATTAGTTAATCAGATTAATTAATTATATATATTTATAGAGAACTTTTAGAATTACTTTTTGCAGAGGGGTTCTTCTTTGCGTAGGTCTCAGCCCGTTTTTGGAGTATCCTCTCTTTGTTTGTCTGGTAATAGTTCCTCTGATAAGCCTTACGCTGTTCAAATCTTTCTGGATTATCGAGTTCCTCCATCATCCGCTTCCTGCGAATTCTTTCTTTATTGTTCTCGTAATACTGCTTTTGGTAATCTCGACGGTTTTGCTTGTGGCGTTCGTAGTATGATTCTTTCTGCATCAACGTGAAAATACGTGCACGCACGGGAAACAGTCAAGTTTTTTTACAGACACATATATATTATACTGAGCTTGCTCAAAAAAATCTGGGGGTATACGGGTGGTGGTCTGGTAACTCATTGTTCTTGGGTCATAGTTCCTGAAACATTCTTCATGGTTCAAAATAATATAACTCTTTGAATGGTAGGAAGTAAGCTAGTCTCCTCAGTCATTCTTCCTTCGTCGAATTAGAGAGGCGGCTCGCCGCTCGCCGCATGAGCCCCGACCCCTGAAGCATGAGGCCGGAGCCCTGACGCATGAGACAGGCTGCACGGTGCAAGTGCGCGAATCACGTGGGGTGAAATGATTTCCCTCGCTCCCCGAATCCTGAACCCTGTTGCTTGTTCCACGTGGAACAAATCGCGGCGCATGGATCGCGTGGAACAATCGCGTGGAACAAAGAGAACTTTCTTCAATTATTTGCTTGAGTCAATCGGGCGTTTATGATTATCGGAGGCGGCGTGAACTTTCTTCAATTATTTGCTTGAGTCAATCGGGCGTTTATGATTATCGGAGGCGGTGTGAACTTTCTTCAATTATTTGCTTGAGTCTCGCTTGATCTATGGTAGGGGGCTCCCACTTTGTGGAAGTTGTATGACAGATCGAAAAAAGTTCATCAAATAGCAAAAAAAGTATTGAAGAAAAAAGGTAGTTGGAGTAAGTTCTTTTTGTCGGAGGGGGAAACCCAAAGACAAAACAAAAATAAAAAATACCAAAAACCATGAAATCAAAACTATTCTTAGCGTTCGAACGGACCATCTACGCCGCCGCTTATGTCGCCCTTTCGGCGTTCGCCATTTTCCTTGCCGTTGCTATTGTAGATTGTTGCCTTTAAAACCTTAACCTTTCTTAAATACCATGTATGGCTGCACAAATTACGAGACTTGGCTAATCAAGCTTAACCATTTTGACAATTCCTTCGCATACCCTCCAGAAATGAGCCCCGAAGGGTGCGAAGAATACGTAAGAAGAAAAGTCGCGACCTCCAACAGACACGCAAATATTTTGCTTGAAGTCTTTCTGGGTGAAGTGAACTGGCAAGAGATCTCAGACTCTACGTTCCCCGACAAGATCGAAACCCCCAAATTAATCTTGAAGAAATGACAACGATGACAACGTTCGAACAAATCATGAGATCATTGGATGATCACACACCCCTTGCCGAATTGCACCGCCTCGACCGCTTTGTCACCCAACTCTACGAGAAGGACCTTTTGACTGTAAACGAATTTTCAAAGCTTGATCTCAAGATCTTTGACCTGATAATCGCCGCCGATTTAAACCAAACAAAATAAAAAAATGACTATTGACCAGCCTGAACAAATCCAGTTATTCCAACTATTAACCCTCCGCTCTGCCCTCAAGCTTGAGCTTCTCGGAATGAGACATTCTCGCAACGCCGCTTGGAAATCTGCCAAGGCACTCACGGGAGCCCGCACCCGCAAAGAAGCCGTTGAAATCTTAGACGGAATGATCTACGCCTTGAAGAAATAAATGAAAACTTTGATTGTCATTCTGGTCTTATTGTGGATCATTGGGAAGCTCTCGCATGAGACCCATGAGGCCGAACGGCAATTCATGAACGAACAAAAAACCAAATACCAAATACCATGAACTACGAAACCGCTGATAAGCTCCTACAAGGACGCTGCAAAACCGCCCGAAAAGTCGCAAACAACACGTGGCTCCATCGAATCCAGCATGAAGATGCAATCGCTCTTCGACTCCACAACACGGACATTTTGACCTACTACCCTGACGGGAGCTTCAAGGTCGATACCGGAGGATGGCACACCCACACCACAAAATCACGCCTCAATGAATACTTGCCGAAAGACTCGGTATACCAAAAGCAATTTGTGTGGCGTTGGTCCTCAGATGATCGGGAATTTGTAGACGGAGAACTATTGACAGCCTAAGAACTATGGACCTTACAAAGACAACCCAACAGATCAAAGACTATTTAGGTGCATCTTACACCGTCGGCGAAGTGCAAGGCTTTATTGAAGCCCTGCAAAGAAAAATCGACAGCCAAGCTCCCTATTTTAACGGGAGGGATCTTGACCGGTTGGAATATTATAAGAAAGCCCTTGACCCCGCCTTCGCCCTTGATTAACCCTGAACCGTGGACCTTGTTTCCCAAGGCAAGGTCCATCATTCAGGGCTCATGAAGAGCTCATGAAAAAAGAATACCAAATACCATGCAAACGTATACCGAAAAACACGTTATCGAATCCGTGGGGAATTGCACTCTCTTCAAGGAGGGCGAAGAATTCATCATGGATGATGGGCGGGGGAACCGTCATTCGATCTCCGCTGATCCTAGCATCACGCCGCCCGAACGCCTCGAAGCTCATTGGCAGCCATTCCTCAAGCGTAGGTTGGAAGGTCTCTACCTGAAGTATCTTGACGACGACGACTTGGTGACAGAGTTCGAGGAGATCATCCAAGATGAGATCGACCAAGGAGCCGACATTTGCGAGGAGGATTGGCAGGTCGTCGCAGTTGATGAGTATGGAGAGCGGGTGACAGGGGACCCTGTCGGGGATGGTGAAGGCCCTCCTTCCCTTGCTCTTGTTCAAAAGTATTTCGACGAATACCCTGAAGCAGTAGAGCTTTACTTTCAAGGGACCTCCTATGTTGGGGATGATGAATTCGACCGTGAGATTTTTGGATGGTGGGCACTCCTAATTTACCGCTAAGACTATGTTTGAAACGATACCACCTCGAACGGTCGATGAGGAAACCATGTCTAGTCTCTTCGCTAGACTACGTGAGATCCGAACTACGTTGAGCACCGTTAAGCTGCACGTCGAAGACATTAGGGACTATCATACTGAGATTCGACAACTCAAAGAAGTGATCGAAGAAGAGTTTGATCGTATGAGAAAGAAACCAGTTCTCATGCCATTGAGCCCTGAAATCATGGAGTTAATAAAACCTACTGAACCCTGAACATATGAATAGAGAACAAAAGGAAAGGATGTTAGCGATCCGTTGGTTTGAGTCCAAAGGATTCCCCGCCTATGAAGCAAACGAAGACGTGTTCGTCGAGATCGGGTGTGGGATTGACGTGGCAATCAATGCCTCTGAAGTTTCCAACCGTGCTGAGGAATACGCCCTGAACATGGACCTTGAACCCTGAACCATGCACCTCGACTCCTTAACGGGGTGCATCATTCAGGAGTCATGGAGACCCTGACAAAAACAGAATACAAAATGAATACTGTAGAAGAACAACCGAAAGAAGGCTTCACTCCTTGGGGTGAGATCAAGCATACCACATACCTAGCATGGTCTCCCTTTCGTGAGTGGGGGGCGGGTCCAACCCCAACTGTAGCCATGCGTAGAGCTAAAGCTCTGAACGCTCAAGGTAAGCTCAAAAAGAATTACCTCAAGACGAAGCTCATGCGAGTTGATCAAGACGATTCGTGTAGGTATAGCGACGAGATCGCGGCGAGTATCAAAGCCTGTCATGTTCAAGTCACGGGTTATTCAGAGGGGGATTTTGTCGAACCCTTTGTCAACGAGTATGGTCCATTCTATGTTGGACACCCCACCTACTATTCGACGGAAGAAATCCACACCATGTTCAAGTAATGGAAATCATGGACTACTTGCAAGACGGACCTCGTGGAGGGTTGATGACTGAAACTGAATTGCTTGAGGAGCTTAACGCCTACCATGCTTGGATCGAAGACAGGCTTGACGAAGCGATGAAACATCAAGATGCTAATGCCGAATATGAAAACTAAGAATACTCCGGCAATGCTGCCAAGGTTTATCGCCGCTTGTGTCAACCTCCAGAAGCATAGGATTACTTCCTACAATCAACTGGCATTTCTATCGACTGTCGTTGCTAAGGAGGGCATGACATACGCTCAGATTTCTAAAGTTCTTCAAGGCTACCCTGTGCAGAACATTAGGTGTCTAGCCTACCGCTCTGAGGAAATGAAACTCATTAGGCTTGAGAAGACATACGAGCAGGTTCATGCTTCCCGTGGACCGTCAATGCGAACAGTCGCGAGGGTATATCCTACCCCCTACCTTCGGGACTTGATTGCAATCCTCGAATCAGATCTATGGATGAAGTAAACCATGAGTGCACAAGATGCGGAACCGCTGTCGAACGATGGGACGAAGGACTTTTTTGGTCACCTGAAGGGTATCCTTTCTGCTCAACGTGCAGCCGGAGCAAAGATAAGAGAGGCGAACCCTATCATTCCGACGAAGCCGAAATGCGAGACAATCAAGGAGACTACACACCCTTTGGCTGGTAACAAGATCGGCAAGGGAGCTAGGTTAATCTTACCAGCACCCCGAGAGTTTACCTACGGGCGTGATCGGATTAGATCTCGGGTTGAGGACGAAGAAATTCTTGATTATAAAGTTGCAATGAGGGGCTATCATAGTAAGACTCTCCCATCCAACAGATTTTGGGTGTTCGATTGACCCTGCTAAGGCGCAAGGTTTGCCAACTATCGAACCCTGATCCGTGTTTCCTGCTCCGCTGCAAATGGGTTAGTTGGGGGGCAGGAAGCACCAATCAGGGAACCTTAAATACTAAATACAAAATGACAGTTAAGAAAATACTAGCGGGATTATATCATGTCTACGACGACCTGAATAATCACTACCGAATCGAAGACTCCAGCAAGGGTTACCTTTCCGAAGTCCCACCACCTGAAGGCAGCTTGCCTTGGTGTGTCTGGGAGCAGGAGGAGGGGGACTGGTTCTTCCTCGACAGCAACAATACAATGGCAGATTGTCTTGAGTTCATTCAAGTTATTGAAGCTGCCCATGAGTTAGGAAAATGAAGACACTCTTTCCACCACAACAGAAAGCTTCTGAGTTCTTTGTCGAACGTCTTAGTAGATGGAAGAACACTCTTGATAGTTCACAAATGGGGACGGGTAAAACAGTCGTAGGTGCACAAGTTGCTAAGACTTTACTCGACCGTGGGTTGATCAATCATGTGGCAGTCATTGCCCCCAAAGCGGTGCACCCATCATGGAAGGCAGAGCTTGCCGAGTGCGGTATCGAACCCACCTTTGTTCTCAACCTAGAGAAACTAAGAACAGGTAAGACAGAGCACGTAGTTAAAGTAGGACGCTCGAAGAAAGTCTTTCGATGGATGCTACCTAAAGAGACGCTCATTTTATTTGATGAAGTTCACAAAGCAAAAGGACCTTGGACTGCTAACGCCAACCTGTTAGTTGGTTTAGTTAGCCAGAGATATTTGATCCATGCTATGTCTGGCACACCATGTCAGACCCCAATGGATATGAGACCATTAGGTTATATGCTATCGCTGCATAACGATAAGCAATCATACGGTGCAACCCCATCTTACTTTGGATTCCTAAAGAAGCTTCGATGTTCTCAAGGGTATTGGGGTGGTTATGAAATGCAGGACCCTGAGTATGCTTTGAACTGGCTTCGCTCTGCCATGTATGGTGTGTCTACTAATGGACTTACTGTCTCTGATTTCCCCGACTCCTTTAAGGAGAACAGGATCGTTGTTGATCCGATTGAGTTCACCGAGAACAAGAAGATCGAGAAGACATACGATAAGCTCAAGCTCACTAAGCAACAGATCGAAGACTATATCGAGAAGGGAACATTCGAACACGTAGAGATGGAGGACGACGATCCGATTGTCGTTAAGATCCTACGAGCCCGACAAGATGCAGAGCTCTACAAAGTTAAGGACATTGTAGAGATGGCTAATGATGCGGTTGAGGAGGGACATAGCGTTGTCGTATTCCTGAACTTCAAGGAGTCTTTGCAACGGGCTTCCGAGTTACTCGACTGTAAGTATATTGATGGTTCTGTTTCAGATGATGAACGACAGCAGACTATTGAAGACTTCCAAGCAGACAGATCTCATGTGATCGTTGTCAACGCTGCGACTGGAGGGACAGGTATCTCATTGCATGATACCAACGGGGATAGGCCAAGGCTTTCTTTGATCTCTCCCTCGTTCAACTCGTATGAGTTTAGCCAAGTGTTAGGACGCATCCACCGCAATGGAGCGAAGACTGATGCACTACAAAAAGTTATGCTGTCCTCTGGATCTATCGAGGAGTATGTCATGAAAGCTCTAGCTCGAAAGATGGACAACATGAATACCATTCACCAATCACAAATATCAAAATTGAATTCAACATATTACGTATGAAAGAACCACACGACACAAAAACTAAAGACCTTTACTTCGGGAACACTAGAATATCAATCAAGGTAAGGGAAGATCACTCAGACGTGAACCCCTCTGGCTGGTCCCTCATGGCCTTCGCACCTAGCGCAAGTGTCCGTTGCGTTCGAGGTCACCAACCAAAGCACCTCGACCTGTTCATTGAATCCGTTCTAGTTCTTGCCGACGTAGACGGTGACGAGAATAATGATGCGGTTTATGACCTGATTTCCAACACAATTTACAAGCTAACTGATGGAGCTTTAGAGTATGGAAGACAAGCTAGATAACATAGATAAGATGCAACTGCTCCTTGAAACCCGCACCCTGATCCGTGATCTAGACAATAGGAAGCGTGAGTTATACGAGGAGGCAAGAGACAAAGTTGGATTGACAAATGAATTTAATAATACAATTTGGGATTATCTAATGAATGGTTTGCAGTTCTATAGACACGATCTAGCTGAAGCCCTCAAAGATAAAGCCAACTACAAAGACCCCAATGACTACCACATCCGAGACCTATACCCCTGAAAAATACTTGTCCGACAAGGAACAAGCACGCCTCTGGTTACTCAGAGACGAGATCGAG